TGGGAAAACTGGAAATACTTCATGGGCGAACATACTTCAAAAGGCGCCCAAGATACTACCTACACAATTCCGATCCTGGAGGGCGCTAACGCTGTCGATCACGACGAATCCCATGGAATCACAGATAGATTCCTAGCGGCTATGGGCCTTCCAGATGGCCTAATCCCAGACAATACCGATGTGAATGCTCTCCCGTTCCGGGCTTACAACCTCATCTATAACGAATGGTTCCGTGATCAGAACCTAATCGATGAAATCACAGTGGAAACGGATAACGGGCCCGATGACGTGGATGGTGGGCTACTTTATCTCTTCCGGAAATCAGCGAAAAAGCATGACTATTTCACCGCCTGTCTCCCCTACCTTCAAAAAGGCGACGCCTCAACCGCCACACTGACTGGTACTGCCCAAGTCGCGGTTTACGATGGGGATGACGGCGAATTAGTCTCGGCCTACATGGCAACGTCCGGACTACACCAATACTTCAACGCTGGCGGGGCTACTCTAGTTGCCTCCGCTACTCCCGATCTCGGGCCCGATCACTATATGTATGCGGACATGTCTCTCGGTACCGCATCTATCGATATCAACGAACTAAGGGAATCCGTAGCTATTCAGCGGCTCCTGGAACGGGATGCCCGGGGTGGAACCCGCTACACTGAGCTCATTAAATCCCACTTCGGCGTAACTAACCCAGACTTCCGCCTCCAGCGGCCAGAATATCTCGGCGGTGGAAAAAGCTTCATCAATGTCTCGGCCGTAGCGAATGCCTCGGGCGTAGACTCCACGAACTCTGTATCTGGAAACGATGAGGCCCAGGGCGAGCTCCGGGGAGTCGCCGCTGGCTCTATCACCGGTCACGGCTGGGCTAAATCCTTCACTGAGCACGGCTACGTAATTGGAATCATCCGGGCTCGGGGAGACATCACGTACCATCAGGGACTTGAACGTATGTGGTCCCGATCAACCCGCTACGATTTCTACATGCCCGCTCTGGCGAATCTGGGTGAACAAGCTGTCCTTAATAAAGAGCTCTACGTCAAAAATGATGGAGCTACTACCGATGATGACGTGTTCGGCTATCAAGAACGCTGGACGGAATACAGGTACAAAAAGTCAAACATCGCGGGGTACTTTAACCCCGCAACCTCTGGATCCTTAGACTTCTGGCATCTTGCTCAAGACTTTGCTGACACGCCAACTCTCTCTAATACCTTCATTGAGGATGCTACCCCTATGACTCGGGTAGTAACTACAACTGACGCGGAAAACTTCCTGCTGGACCTATGGTTTAACCTCAAATGTGCTCGGCCGATGCCCGTACACTCTATTCCTAGTCTCATAGGATTCAAACTCTAATGTGGCCAGCTATAATCGCCGGAGGTGCCGCCCTTGCGGGCGGCATCCTCGGCAACAAACAACGCTCCGGAGAAGCGTCTAAAAATCGACGGTTCCAAGAGCGTATGCGAAACACTCAATGGCAAGCTGCTGTCCAGGACATGGAAAAAGCTGGACTTAATCCAGCTCTTGCCTACTCCCAGGGGCCTAACGCCTCCCCCGGCGGATCAATGGCCCAACAAATGGACGTGGCTACTCCGGCCATCTCTTCCGCTATGCAAGCCAAAAGAATGCAAGCGGACCTTCGTAACCTGAATACGACCAACTCTCTAATTTCGAAACAAATCGAAAAAACGGGAGCCGAAACAGAAGCGGCGCGGATAAACGCTGATACAGCTCGTGCCCGGCTTCTTGCCTATGGGGTAGAAAGAACCCCAACCGGCTCCTTAAAAATGAAAATGGAAGGCGGCGCCTTCCCACTAATGACCGAAGAAATTCTGGCCAACATCAGAAACGTCCAACAAAGGACTGCCCGTGAGGGCGCCACAACTCGAGCTATGATGCCACTCGCGGAACTCGCGGATAAAATCGGCATCGCCCTTCCAATCCTGGGTTTGGCCTCCCAATTCAACCCCGCGGGACTGCTTCGCTCCGCGGGATCCATATTCAAAGGCAAGAAACTTCCCTTCCGGAGACGCTAAAAATGGAAGATTCCCTGGACTATCGGGGCAAACCCCGATCTCAATTCCAAACTGAATTCCCAAACCCCTCCCTGACTGTTAACTCAGACCGGGAAATGGCCGACATTCATACTATCCTCAGAAGACATGGCCAAACCGGGATCCTCACTCAACTGGAACTAACGGAAGAACATTTTCCCGATGTCTCTGAAATTGGAGACTATGCGAGCGTTATGCGCATCGCTAAAGAGGCGGAAATGCAGTTCATGAAACTTCCCTCTAAAGTCAGGGAGATATTCAAACATGACGTTTCCCTATGGTTGGATACTGCGCATTCTGCGGAGAAACGTGCATCACTACTTGCCCAGAATCCTGAAGGATCTAAGCCGGAACCAGGTAACGACGATTCACCGATTAATGGTGCTGGAAATGCTCCGGAGGGGGTATCCGATCCCCCAACTTCCAAAGGAGCATCCTCCTAACTCTTTAATTCAATGAAATAAGGCCCTGGCAAGGGCCGGCATCAGTTCGCCGGCCCTTGACATGGCCTAGACAAAGATTCGACAGAATCTGCGTCAGAACCCCTCGCACATATAGCCTCTTGTCTTATATGTGCCAGGTGGCCCCAGCCACCTTAAAACGGAGAAAAAAATGTTAGACATCTTCACTCATCTCCGTCACTTCAAAAGATCCGAATTCTCAAATCCTAATGGGATGTCCACTGAGCTCCTTCTAAAACTCGACTGGGCCCGAAACAAATCAAACCTGCCTTTTGTCCTGACTTCTACGTACCGCGCGAATGACGTGCGTTCACATGGAAAGGGACTGGCAGTAGACATATCTTGTCAAAATTCGGCTCATCGCTTAACTATGGTGAAGGCTCTCCTCGAGGTGGACTTCAACAGAATCGGAATCTATGAAAAACATCTCCATGTCGATGTAGACATGGGATCCCCCCGTGCACTGTGGCACGGGAACTACACCGAACCTGACAAAGGAAAATCAAAATGAGACGCAAGCGAATGAAAAAACGTTCTTCCCGACGTGCCTTCCGGAATGGCGCTCGCAGAAAGCACTCGAAAAACAATTACAACGCATACAACATGCGGGGTGGGATTCGCCTCTAATGGCGTGCTACCACCCTATAACCCTGCCGATCAAACAAAAGCCTTACCGGCCAGGGATGCGTGCATTCTGGGTGGAAAGAACCGTACCTTGCGGATCCTGCATAGGATGCCGCTCAAATCAAGCTCGGGAATGGTCCATGAGGATCCTTCACGAACAACAACAACATCTAGCTTCCTGGTTCCTCACACTAACCTATTCAGATGAAAACCTTCCTGACTACGGTTCACTATATCCTGAACATCTTCGCAGATTCTTTAAAACCCTGCGGAAAATACTTCCCGAAAAATCACTCTCTTACTACGCCTGCGGCGAATATGGCGAAAGGACAAAGCGCCCCCACTACCATGCTGTGCTGTTTGGTCCTGACTTTTTGGATAAGTATCGTAATAATTCTGACAATTCTAATCCTACTTGGTGCTCCCCAACTCTGGGAAATCATTGGCCGTACGGCCTCCACGAGTTCTCAACTGTAACCCCGGCCTCCGCCTCCTATGTGGCGGGCTATGTCCGGAAAAAGCTCAATGCTCGCCAGCAACCGAATGCTTTCGTCCGTGTGGACGAATATACGGGCGAGCTCCACGACGTAATCCCCGAATTCTCCCGGATGTCTCTCCGGCCAGCCATCGGAAAAAGATGGATAGAAAAACACTGGAAAGATGTATATCCCAGGGACTTCGTGGTAATGCAAGGCAAGGAATACAAACCACCAAGGTACTACGACAAATGGATGGAAAAACATCACCCGGCTATCATGGCGGAAGTAAGATTCCGAAGAGACCACGACGCAAGACATATCGAAAAAGATCAACTCGCGAAAAAAGAGAAAACCCACAAAGCCCGCTCGGCCCTATACGAAAGTAGAGGAAAAATCTAATGGAAAAGTATCTTTTCACTGTTTACGATTCAGCCGCCAAAGCGTATTTGGATCCCTTCGTTGCACCTTCCGCCGAATTCGCTATTAGAGAATTCAAAAAGGTCGTAAACACTGAAGGGCATCAATTCAATCAATTCCCACAGGACTACACCCTCTTTCTCATCGGCTCTTTCGACCCTATGAGTGGCAACCTAATGGGACAAAATATCACGTCCCTTGGAGTTGCCTTAACCTTCGTCGAACAAACCCAGATCCCTTTCCCTACCCAGGAAACGAATAATGCCGAATGACATGGTTGCCGTTAGGCGCCCAAAAAACAATCAATTCTCGGAAGAACCCCAAGTAAGTATCGGTCGCTCACAATTCGACCGTTCCCATGCCCTCAAAACGACGTTCAACGCATCCTATCTCTATCCTATCTACGTTGACGAGGTTCTCCCTGGGGATACCTTCACTATGTCCTTAAACGGCTTCTGCCGTGTCTTCTCTCCCCTCGATGCTCCTATCATGGATAACATCGAGCTCGAAACCTTCTTCTTCTTCGTCCCCAACCGTCTAGTCTGGGAAAACTGGAAATACTTCATGGGCGAACATACTTCAAAAGGCGCCCAAGATACTACCTACACAATTCCGATCCTCGAGGGCGCTAACGCTGTCGATCACGACGAATCCCATGGAATCACAGATAGATTCCTAGCGGC